GATAGCAATTTTATCCTTTTCAGAGTCTGGAAGTGCATTAAAGATAGAATACCAATCCCTCATCAACCAAAAGTAGAATCAGGTTCCAGAGCAATGAAGTAGGTCACATCAATGTTCTGATTGGTAAAGCGAGAGAGAAGTTTGGAAGACACAACTACATCATAAGTGCCAGGAACAATCTTCAGATTCTCTTCTTTGAAGTTGAAAACAAACTCAGAGTCAGTTTCACCAACAATGATGGAAAAGTCATTAGAAGTATCATTCTTCTTATCACGTGCAACCAACTTGACTACACCATTCTCACCAATAGCAGAGATGTCAGGAAGTTGATAGTCAGATGCTGCCTTTTTCAGTTTCTCCAGTTGCTGACTGGTCAGGACAAAACAAACATCCTCAGTAGGCAGTGAGATATCCTTCTCTGGAGGAGCAACAATCACAGTAGGATCTGCAAAGAAATACTTAGAACGCATCTTTCCTTCTTTGATGACCACATACTGATCATTACTAAAATCCAAGTCTGCACTCTGATGCAGAGAAAGTCCATTAAGAAATTGATTTAAGTCATAGATACCAAAGTCCTTGGGGAAATCTTCAGAGACATTTGCTTCAACCAAAATATTCTTCATTACAGAGATTGACCTGAGTTTGCTACCCTCCTTAAAAAGAATAGACTGGTTGATAGAAGAGAAGTTTTTAAGGAGATTTACAGTAGTTTCAGAAAGTTTCATATTCATTGAGGATAGGTTTCACGTTGTGCGTTCTTGTCATTGAAGTGCATCAGAAGTACAGCATAGTGCAGAATCTTCAGAATGTCACGTCTTGCAGTGCCTTTCTTATCATAGCGAGAGGCATACTTGAGAATGTTGGATCTGCAGAATGCTTCACCATCACCACAAGCTTCAATCAGGTCCAGTGTCTGAATCTTGTCATCACCAGCAGAATAATGCTGATTGTATGTACCAGTAATGTAATCTTTAAGTTCATTGAGGATTGCATCCTCACTATACTTGTACTTGGTAGATTTAATCTTATCCATATTCAAATCAAAAGAAATAGTATCTTCTCCCCCTAGTCCAGGAATGAAATTAGAATAGGGAACTTCCTGTGCTGCACCAAAACTGATGGTGTCAGTTCCTTCACCACCATAGATGATGTGATCACCACCAATTCCATCCCAAAAATCATTCCAGTCTTTATTGGTCCCTTCACTCATAGACATAGTGTTAGTCATAATAATCCTCCAATATTATATCAGAAAGGTTGATTGTTGACAACATCAGTTGACTCAATGTCTAGTTGAAAATCTTCATCAACTTTATCATAGAGTTCCAAGAAAGATGCCTTGGTTTCTTCATCAAAACGATTGATACAAACTTGAATTGCTTTTGCCTTATCAGAAAAGATACTGTAAGCATTCACAATATGAACAAGGCGACGAGTGCTAATGATCTCTTCAATTCCACCATCATAGAAGGTCTTGCGAATAATGTCTGCCCAGTCAACCAGGTGCTTACAGAATGCCTGGTCATCACAGATTCCAGAGAGAATTCTTTGCTCAGTGGCAGGTGAAGGATAAGATTGCTCAAAGGTAACACAGAAGCGCTCAAGGAATGCTTCATTCAGAACATTAGTGCCAATGAAACGCCCATCATCAGAACCCTTACCCTTAGTATTAGCAGTGGCAATAATGGTAAATCCTGGAGTAGGTTGAATATACTTACCAATCTTTTTGAGGAACAATCCTTTGCCTTCAAGAATAGATTGCAAACAGAGAATCTTGTTAGATGCCAGATCAACTTCATCTAGAAGCAACACAGCTCCCCTCTCAAGAGCTTCAATGACAGGACCATTGTGCCAAACAGTTTCACCATTAATAAGACGAAAACCACCAATAAGATCATCTTCATCAGTCTCAATGGTGATGTTGACACGGATCAGCTCTTTCTTGAGTTGAGCACAGGCTTGTTCAACACAGAACGTTTTGCCATTGCCAGAAAGTCCAGTAATGAACGTTGGATAGAAAATATTGGACTTAAGAATCTTTTTGATATCACTGAAGTTACCAAAAGGGACAAAGGTATCATCTTTTTGGGGAATAAGGTTTTGTTCCAGAGGAGGAGTGACAGCAGGTGCCTGATAAGTTTGTTCTAGTTGCTCTTGAGCAGTAAGGTTCCATTTACCACGACCAGTCTTATAATCATCAATTTTTTTAGTAACAGTTTGATATGTAGTACCATTCAATGCACACCAAGCACGAAGATCACCTGCAGTTACTTTGTCACCATAAAGTGCTTGAAGAGAAGAGATAATGTAGTCAGTTGAGAGTGCCATCAGTGGTTTGTTTCAATAGAGTAATCATAATGCATATGGGGGAAGTTTGGACCCCCCTTGGTCCAGTTTGCCAATTGGTCAGCAGACCAGATCCATAAACTGACTCAGAACTTTTTTATTTAGTGCCTTTGCTTTAAGATTCTTCGCAAAAGCACTCTTAATCTGTGCCTTAGTAGCACCTTCATCAACATCAAAATCTGTATCAGTACTGAGTGAGTTAGTGGTCATTGCAAAATAAGAAGAGTATCCAGAGTTCTTGATTGCATAGAACTTATCTTTCTTGATAGAACGAACTTTCTTGTCATCAACATTCTCATACTTGGAGATAAAGTTACGAATAGAACGATTATCTACCAACCTGAAGCCAATGAAGTTGGTTTCAGGAAAAGTTCTCTTCAGGTCTTCAAGGAGAATATCAGTGAATGCTGTGTATTCATACTTCAGTTGATAAAGATGACCATTCTTCCTACTGCGCAGATAACTGTTGATAGCAGTTGGATAAGCAGCATACAAACCTTTTTCACTGTCACTCAGGTTGCCACGCTCACGGCAGACAGGAAGAACATTTGCCTCACCATCAGTGAGAATCACAACCTGAACTTTTTGAAGATCATGCTTTGTCTTGAACTGAGGGATCATTTCATAGAGACAAGCAATTGCTTGATTCAAAGGTGTACCAGACAGACCATAACCTGCAGGGGTATAATAATCCACATATTGTCTGATGCCAAAAACAAGACGCCATACTGACAACATCTGCTCATCAAGTGTCTTCTTCTTAAGACCTGAGGTCAAAAGATTGAGAAGTTTGAAATCACGAACCACAAAGTGATTGGCATCCTCAGGATTCAGTTCATCCCTAACAATGGAGTGATAACTGTTAGTGAAGCAGTAAAGATCATAGGGAATATTTACTTTCTGACAGAACCAAATAAGGTTGTAAATCTGTTTGACAGTATCAAGAATCTCATTTGCCATAGAACCTGACCAGTCAAGGATAAAGATCAGACCATGATTCTGTCCATCAGGGAGAATTGTTACTTTTTTAAACAAGTCCTCATTAAACTTATAGGTATGCAATTTGCCACAGTCAAGAACACCAGTCTTGGATGTAGCAGCACGTGCATAGGCATCAGCAGACTTCTTACATTCAAATTCTTTCACAAGATAATTAACTTCACGTTGTGCAGTTTTTTTGAACTGTTGATACTGGGAATCTGCAAATGTGAAGTAAGACACATGAACATCACCATTATTATCTTTCATAGGTGTTCCTTGTAGATTCCAACAACCACTGAGTTCTTGATGAACAGTCTCATTAGAAATAATAAACTTGTTCAGATCAATGTTGGGCAGGTCAAAGTAACCATTTTCCACACCATTATTATGACCATTAAACTCTCTAGTGCGTTCATTGAAGATATTATCAGTGCTCACTTCTGGTTCAGGAGATGAATGAATATCAATTTCTGATTGTTCAGAGTTTTCAGTTTGCTCATCAGGTTGACCACCTTCCCCTTTCTCTTCACTCTCATCTTCTGAGATATTAGAGTCTACTTGTTCCTCTCCATTTTCTTGTTGTTGCTCACTGTTAGATGATTTGGCACCTTGATTAGAAGGCATATCAACATCAGCAACTTTCTTTTGTGCCTCACCCTCTTTACAATACTTGTAAAGAATTTCAGCAGCAATAATTACATCACCAAAGGTCTCAGTGTTTGAAATAAGATCTCTGATCTCAATTTCTTTTTCTGTGAAAGGAATATCAATGAAATTACCAATCTTAAAATAAAGGTTAACCTTATCAGCAAGATTCATAGAAGAGACATCTTCATCAGCAATGCAGAAGAAGTCATCATCAGACAGTTCCCTGTAACCAGCAAAGAAACTCTTGGATAGACCAGGATAGCGACGCTTCATCAGTTTCTCAATACGTGCGTCTTCAGTCACATTGATAAACTGGTGAGGAATATTTGATGGTGGATCTTCATTTGGAGTGAATAGAGCATGACCCACCTCATGACCAACCAACATATCATATACACTGTTAGATGCACGCCTCCACATAGGTAGAGTCAGGACACGAGTCTCAACATTGAACTGAGCAGTAGA